AAGATAGCCGGCTACGGCGCCAAAAATACCTCAAATATGGGTGCAATGCTTTTGAGGGTAAGGCACAATCAACACCTATTGCGTTTTGGCTAGAGAAAGACGTATGGGAATATTTAAAAGACAAGCCGTATTGCTCTATATACGACACAGGCGTAGACCGCACCGGCTGTATGTTTTGTATGTTTGGTGTACACATGGAAAAAGGATTAAACAGGTTCCAACGTATGCAAAGCACGCACCCTAAACAATGGGATTATTGCATAAACAAACTCGGGTGCGGTAAGGTTTTGGACTATATTAAAATTCCGTATGCCAAGGAAAAAGACTTATTCAATATGGAGGGGGTCTAATGTCAATAACAGCCGTACCAATACCACAAGATATGCGCGAGGAAGTGTTAGAGGCTAACAATTTCTTTAGTGCTGTACTCGATAGCGTTGACCGGGCGGAGGAAATACATCACAGGAATGAAAACAGCGTAAGCAATAACAAGAAATTTCCGTTGCTTATGCAAAGCCCTTTTATGCTGTTACCGTTAAGCCGGCGGGAACATTTGGACGGCAAGGTTCTAAAAATGTATAAGTACACAGAAAAACAAATGATTATGATGGAGCGCTATTTACAGGGGTTGAAAGGTGCATAACTTATTTTTACCACAAGCATTTTATGACAACATGGGGCGGGTTGAGAAAAAGACCCCTCGTGCCTGGACATTAGCGCATAAGTCGTGTAAGCTCAAAATTGTTATGGAGATTGTTAACGTACATACAGCCGAAAGCTGTTTACTGTATATGTGCCACGAGTGCAAGTCAGTAGTCCGGGGCGATAACCTTTATGATAGTAAGTAACCGAGGAGGAAAATGGAATATAAAAAAACCACGTTGGCAGACTTGAAAAAAATACAAAACTCAAAAAGTTACCCGGATTCCCTAAAGGAAATTAAAGACCGCATTGATTATAATTACCGTAAGGCTGACGGCAGTTATGAAATACCAAATACATTTGATGGCGACATAATAAGGATATTGCTTACGGCAATTTTGTTTGGAGAAATAGATCTGATATGAATTATTTTGTTTTAGCAATTGGGATATTACAATTCTTGGGGGCTGTTTGTTATTTTATGAACGGCGCCTTGAAAATGGGTGCTGTGTATATATGCTTTGCAGTAACAAGCTTTATATTTTTCAGTATGCCAAACCAATGAGGAGGGTTAAATGGTAAGTAAGATATTGGGGATATTATTTTTTTGTATGTTGTTATGCTTGACCGGGTTAGCATACCCGCAGGGGTTGAGTGCAATAACAGATTGGAACGAAACAGCCTTGACGAATGAGCAGATAGTAAACGCCATATACAAAGCCGAGGGCGGTAGCAAGGCGCAATATTTATATGGCATACGCTCGATAAGCTATGACACCCCGGAGGAGGCGAGGCGTATATGTACGAACACAGTACGGAACCAAAAGAAAAGACACGCCAAGCATAACTGCGGAAAGACTTACCTCGTATGTTTGCGGGATAGGTATTGCCCTTTGCAAGCGGATAACGACCCTAAAGGGCTAAACAGCCATTGGCTGAAAAACGTAAGGTACTTTTTGAAAACCGGAGGGAACCATGAAAAAATTAGATAATATTGAGGAGTTTATTGTTGGCTTAATGGTGGGAGCGGTGTTTTTCTATTTCTTGGGGTTTTGGATATGGCGTGCCGGGCTTTGATTCGGAGGGGCATTGCACAGATAAAGGCTCTCCGTTGGGGCGTTTAGCCTTGCAAATAGTAACCGGGGGCAAACCAATACCGCCGGGAAGTACAGCAACAGAGGAAAGGGTTAACACGATAGTCCGGGGGATAATAGCAATACTCATGGGGCTTTCGATGGTTACGTTGGCATATTTCAAGTTGCCGATTTGGGCAATAGCGTCTGCCGGGCTTGTAATAGCATACCCGGTAATAGTTAATAACGTGGATTAATAAACCGAGGAGCGTAACAAATGGAACCTGCAACATACCGTTTTAAGTTTAACAAGGAGCCGAGGCTGTGCGAAACACCCGGTTGCAATAACAGGTTTAAGCCCAACGCACCGAACCATTTATATTGCAAGTCATGTAAAGCCATGAGGCAAAAGAACCGGGTGCGGAAAGTAAAATGGGGCGACAAAAGATAAAGGAGATATATGGACGCAACAAAATATTTTGCAGACATGAGCGATACCCCGGAGATTCAAGACCTTGCGTTTAATGGTCGCCGGCACATGATAACCGGACACCTGCAAGCCAAAGGCGAGCGGATAAGATTCCAAAACGGCGATTTGGTATACGAGAGGGAAACCAAAAAGGTCATAATAATTTACTACGATAAGGAGTATGAGGCGTACCCGGAGCAGGGGTATAAAACCGTTACCAACGCCAAAGACGAATGGTGCCGGGAAAGCATTGTTTGGCTCCCCCGCCGGGCAGACCTGCAAGCAATATATCACTTAACATTGCCGAAAGGATATTCACATTATCAAGTGCTTTTTGACTTCTGCGCATGGACACATAAAAACGATTATTTGTTTACCGGTAGCAATGTAACAAAAGGCTTTTCGCTTGAAAAGTTGTGGTTGATATTTGTCATGGATAAAATAAACAACAAAAAGTTTAATCCGGCGTCAAGGAAATGGGAGGATAAATAGCTCGCAAGTTTGCCAAAACTCATTGTGTATGATATATTTATAGTATCAAAATACACGAGGAGTAATATTGCAAAAGGCAAGAAAAAAAACAAATTAAATTGCACAGGTTCCGCTCATGCGGGGTCTGTGTATTTTTTTATCGGGAGTTGAAATGTTATATATAACAGTACAAGCGGAAACAGCTTATTTCATTGAGGTACAAGACGAAGATAAATTATTTATTGCCGTAACGACAGAGGGGTAAAATGCAATTATTAAATTTAGTTAAAGGCGAAACAAAAACAATAGTGTTTACAGTAACGGACGAATCCGGCGACATAGTTGATGTGTCAAGTGCGACTTGCACATTATCCGTAAGGCGTGACCCGGTAAGCACCGAGGAATTATTTTCAAAAGCCGATGGGGATTTTGTGAAAACTTCCGGGGCTGATGGAATCCTTAAAGTAGACTTTGACGCAACGGATCTAAACTTTGACGGCAAGGCTTATGCTATCCTCACAACAACTATTGGAACAGCCATAGACAAGAATGTTTCTAAAATGGTCTTGCAACCGATAGGAACATTAGCATGAGCAAAAAAATAAACTGGACTACACAAACCCGGCTTATTAAAGACCTCCAAGCCTACGATAAAAACCCACGAAAAATAACAGATGAACAGCGCAAGCAATTGACCAAGAGCCTTAAAAAGTTTAACTTGGTTGAGATACCTGCAATAAATACAGACGGCACAATTATTGCCGGGCATCAGCGCATTACAATATTACTTGCGTTAGGCAGGGGCGAGGAAGAAATTGACGTAAGGGTACCAAATAGGGAGTTAACAGAGGCGGAGTTTAAAGAGTATAATCTGCGCAGTAACAAAAACACCGGGGAATGGGATTTTGATTTTTTAAAGGATTTCGGGCAAGACTTACTTACTGATGTCGGGTTCAGCGCCGAGGAAGTAGACAATATATGTTTGGACATTGAAGACCTAAACGATAATATAAGTTTACCAAGCGGGGATAAAGCGGACATACAGCAAATAACCTTTACGGTATCGGGCGAGCAAATGGAACAAATAAAGTCTGCGATGGATAAAGCAAATGAGTTGGGAGAATATACGGACACCGGTAACGAAAACAAAAACGGTAACGCAATAGCAAGGGTGTGTGAATTATTTAATGGGCAAAGCTAAAGACTTAATTATAAGGACAATCAAACCAAGTATTGCAAATGCGTTTATACGCAAGCAACATTACTCCGGTAAGGTTGTGCCAAATAGCACGTTACACATGGGCGTCTTTTATGATGGTGCCCGTTATGCAGTTTGGCGCCTCGATAAATAAAAAAGGCACGATAAACCTTGTAGAGGGTACCGGGTGGAATGAATTTGTAGAGCTTAACCGCATGGCGTTTGATGATGTACTGCCAAAGAACAGCGAAAGCCGGGCGATTGGCGTAGCCATGAGGCTTATAAAGCGTGACGCACCGCACATAAAGTGGATAATCAGCTTTGCAGACGCAACCTCATGCGGGGATGGCACGATATACAGAGCCTCCGGGTTTCACTTGGTAGGGATAACGAAAAACACATCATTGCGTAAGAACCCGGACACCGGGGAAGTAATGCACGTTATACAGGCACATCACAAGAAGATTTCTAAAGCGTTTAGATCGTGGGAGCCATTAGTAGGGTATCAACTTAAATACGTTATGTTTTTAGATAAGTCATGCAAAGAGAAATTGACGTTGCCGATAATACCTTTCAGCAAGATAAAGGAAATGGGCATAGGTATGTACAAGGGAGAAAAACAGGCGGTGTTAGTGTAGGGTCAACACGCAGACTTTCCAGTCTGAAACGGCGGTTCAACTCCGACCACATCGCTCCATATATTATGATTAACAAAAAGAAAAAAACAGTTAAAGCAAAACCGGTAAAGGCTAAAAAGGCTATAAAGAAAGTAGTCAAGAAGAAAGCCACAAAGCCGGTTAAATTGCGTAAGGATTCCAAAAGTAAGAAAAGTCAAAAGTCAACACAGTTAGACGACAACGACCTACTTATACGCATGGGCAGACCGCCAAAAGAATTTGTACCTAAATTGTTTGAGGGTTTGTGTTCTATATTATGCACCGAGGAAGAAATTGCCGGTTTGTTTGATATAAGCGTTAGGACTTTAGAGCGAAAAGTAAAGAAAACTTATAAAGATACTTTTGTCGAGGTATATAGACGTTTCTCGTCTGCGGGTAAGGTTAGTTTAAGGCGAGCGCAGTTTTCAAAAGCGTTAAGCGGGAACCCTGCAATGCTCCAATGGTTAGGCAAAAATATATTAGAGCAAAAAGATAAGGTTGATTTAGAACATACCGGACAAATGTTTGACGGCATAGTTGTTGAGTATGTAGATAAACGCTCGGCAAATATTGACAAAGATAACCCCGAAAATGACGAAACTTAAAATACAAGGTACGTCCATATTAAGACGGAACCAAGAGGCAAATACACGATTTATCGTGAATCAAGGTGGGGCGAGGTCAAGTAAGACTTACTCCATCTTGCAAATGTTCATTCTCAAATTAATGCAAAGCCGAAAAAAGGTTTTGACGGTAACAAGAAAGACTTTTCCGAGTTTGCGTGGTACCGCAATGCGTGATTTCTTTGAGATACTCGTTGACATGGGCGTATATAACGACAAGTACCACAACAAAACAGAGAACACATACAACTTGAATAACAACCTTGTTGAATTTATAAGTCTTGACCAACCGCAAAAGGTTAGGGGTGGCAAGCGTAATTTTCTATTTATGAATGAGGCAAACGACTTTAGGTACGAGGACTTTAAACAGTTGAATATGCGTACCTCGGAACAAGTAGTATTGGATTACAACCCATCGGACGAGTACCATTGGATTTACGATATGCTCTTGCCGAGGGAAAATTGCACGTTTATAAAGTCAACGTACCGGGATAATCCATTTTGCCCGGACGACATAATAAGCGAGATTGAATACTTAAAGATAGTTGACCCGGTGGGTTATCAGATTTACGGCATGGGTAACAAGGGTGAGGGCGTAGCAACAATATACAGCAATTGGCATATAGTATCAGCAATGCCGGATAAGTTCGATGAAAGGGTGTACGGTTTAGACTTTGGCTATAATAACCCGACCTCGCTAACGGAAATAAGGGTTGTTGATAAGATAAACGCTTACTTGGACGAAACGCTATACGAAACACGATTGACCAACAGCGACCTTATAAGCCGTATGCGGTCATTAAACATTCCAAAGGGAGTGTTAATCAAGTGCGATAGCGCAGAGCCGGACAGGATAAAAGAGATTCGTGACGCAGGGTACAACGCAAAGCCTTGCCGGAAAGGAAAAAACAGCGTTAAAGATGGCATTGATAAAGTAAAGACATTTAAGCTACACATTACAGATCGTAGCGTTAACATAAAAAAAGAGGTAAAGGGCTACAAGTGGCAGGTAGATAAAGACGAAAGAGTTACTGATGTTCCGGTCAAGTTTAACGACCATTCATTAGACGGTATACGGTACGGCATTGGAGATGGCAAAAAAACAAGAATCGGGATAACAGACCTTGAAGACTAGGAGATAAGAATATGAAAATTGTAAACGAGCTAAAAGACAAATTTGCTAACTTTGTTATGGCAAAGGTTATTGAGGACGGCAAACACGCAAAGTCATGGGGCAACCTGTGGAGCAAAGGGCATGAGTGGGATATGGGTTCCGGGAAAGTAACAGACCCTTACTCACAAGTCATTGCTGTGCATAATTCCATTAAAGCCATAGCCGATAACGTGCCACAAGCCAAGTTAAAGCTATACAAGTCAGCAGACAAGCAAGAGGTCGTTGAAAACAAGGCGTGGGAGGACTTATTGCGTAAGCCTAACCCTCTTATGAGCCAAAGCGACTTTATGCAAAGCGTGGTGGGTTTCTTATCGCTGAAAGGCGCCGTATTCATTGTTAAGACATTAACGCAAGGCAACCTTGCCGGAACAACTACGGTACCGGCTGAACTGTGGGCTTTCGACCCGGACAAGTTTACTGCACAGATGGACAAGACAACCGGCACATTAACCGGGTGGAAGTATGGCAAAGTAACGTACAACGTGGACGAGGTTGTTTATATAAAGGATTGGAACCCTGACAGCCTTATAAAGCCAATGCCTCCAACAACCCCGCTCCGGACAATACTGGACATTGATTATCAGAGCCTTATATACAACAAGGCTTTCTTTGATAACTACGGTATACCAAACTCGTTTCTTGTAGCCAAAGAGGGCTTGGGCGATGATGAGCGTAAGAGGTTAAAGGGTTGGTTCAAAAAAAGGTTCACAGGGGCAAGCAAGGCATTTAAAATGGCATTGCTAGAGGGCGACATAGACATTAAAACCATATCGTCAACGCATAAGGATATGGAGTTCTTGGAACAGAAACGCTTTACCCGAGAAGAAATATACGGTGCATGGCGTGTGCCAAAGGCATTGTTCAATATTACAGACGACTTAAACTATGCGACTTTCTCCGGGCAAATGAAAGTGTTTTGGACATACGGCATAATGCCGAAGTTGCGGAAGATTGAGGACGCATTAAACGCACAGTTAATTGACCCGGCGAAAGAGGGCTTTTGGTTTGGCTTTGATGTTTCCAATGTAGTTGCATACCAAGAGGATTTTAAGGATAAAGTCGAGGTTGCCGGCAAGCTGTTTAACATGGGCTTTACCCGGAACGAAGTAAACAAGCGCCTTGAATTGGGCTTTGATGAAAACAACGTATGGGGCGACAAGTGGTGGATTCCTTTTAACTTGCAACCCGCCGGCACGATACCGGTTGTTGATAACGAACCGGCAAAGTCTGTAACCTTTAAAGACGTACCGGTTGCCGAGGTCGTTGATAATGTTATAAAGGCAAACGATTCAGCAATTTGGAAACAATTTGTGGTACGGCATACAGGCATTGAAGTTCCATTCGTTAAGACCCTTAAAAAGTATTTTTGGGAACAGCGCAAGGAAGTATTAAAACAACTGGAACCGCAAAAGGCTGTAACCCTAAACCTTGATTGGGCTGAATGGGATAAAGAATTACAAAAGCGATTGGCTCCGCATATTCGTGCCGGGGTTGATGAGGGCGTAGACTTTGCAGAGGATTTCTTACCAATGCCGGACAGCGAACTTTTACAAGCGGGAATCAAAACCCGCATTGATACTTTCTATACTGCACGCATGACACTTGTTACGCAGGTCAACGACACAGTTAAGGCGCAACTCCGTAACGCCCTCGCAACAGGGGTGGCAGAGGGAGAAACAGCCGTACAGATCGCAGACAGGGTGCGTAATATATATAATATGGCAAGCACAAGGTCGTTACTTATTGCACGAACCGAAACAACAAGCGCAATGAATGGCTCCTCGGACTTGTATTATCGTGAAAATAATGTAAAATTTAAAAGGTGGGTGGTCGCTGATGATGAGGCGAGAGGCTCGCACAAAAACAATGCAACGCAAGGTGCGATTGAATTTAACAAGCCATTTGCTAACGGACAAGAATATCCGGGAGCGCCGGCGCCGGCAAAAGAGGTGTGCAATTGTAGGTGTACACTTGTACCGGTTATTACTGAATAGGGAGGCAATATCATGGCAAGGAAACTTTACACAGATGAAAAAGGGAATGATGTTTTTGGATTTGATTTAGCACTTGAAATAAAAACGGACAGCAAAGGGCTTAAAGAAAACCAAATAGAGATTATCGGCTCAACGGCAACTCGTGATAGGGATGATGAGGTTATAGCCTTGGACGGTATCGACATTAAGAACTATAAGAAAAACCCGGTTATTTTACCGGCGCATGATTATACGGCACCGCCTATTGGTAAGGCTGTTAAAGTTACAAAGAAAGATGGCAAGCTCGTTTTTCTTTTAGAGTTCCCGGAGGAGGGTGTATACCCGCTTGCAGATCTATACCGTAAGCTTTACAAAGCCGGTTTTATGAAAGCAAGTTCAATTGGGTTTATACCTAAAAAGTGGGCGTGGGGTAAAGGCGATAAAGACCCTCGCAGAACATTTGAGGAAACCGAGTTGCTTGAATTGTCGCTCGTAAGCGTGCCGGCAAACCCGCAAGCGCTTGTAACTGCCAAGAGCATACAAAAGGCTTTTGAGGAGGGTATTATCACAGAGGACGATATTACCAAGGCAGAGGGTACATACCCGGCAGAAGAAAAGCCGGAAGTAAAGCCGGAAGTAAAGACAGCAGTTGATTTCACAGAAGAACAAAAGGTATTCCTCGCCGGTATTATAGAGGAAAAGATAAACGCAGTTCTTGGCAACCTTGTTAAAGAGGGTGCCATTAAGATAGAGGGTGCAGAGGGTGAGCATTATTCGAAGTTTCTTTTTGTTGAGCCGGTCGTAAAAGACCCAAAGGCTCCAACCATTAAAGAGGAAACCCTTTCGAGTACAGACATTCTCGGTGCCGTTAAAGATGGGCTGAAAGGGGCAACACCATGAAGAAATTCAAATGTACTAAATGCGGAAAGCTCCACGAAACCGAAACAGAAGTAAAATTCTGTGTCGATTGTGGTAGTGAGTGCAAAGCCGAAGTCGAATCCGAAACTAAAACCTTTGATGTTAAAAGCATTTTAGGTCAGGTTAAAGAGGCTGTTACCGAGGCTGTAAAGGGCGTTAAAGACGCAGTTGATGGCGTAACCGGAAAGGTTGACGGCATTGAGGGCAGACTTAAAGCTATCGAAGATTTACCAGTACAGAAAGCGCATACGAGTATTACTATCGGTGCGGGTGGCGAGTACAAAGGTTATAACATGAACGAACAGGGTGCAAAGTTCAGGGCTAGATTTTCCAAGTCTGCGGAAGATTTCCCAACATTGTCGCAAGGCAGTAAAATGGACGACCTTTGTAAGTTTATGATTGACTTTTCCAAAGCGTCAAGAGGTGATGTTGTTGCGCAGAAAGAATTGCAAGACGCATCGAGAAAGACCGCTTTAACAGGCGGAACAGATTCGCTCGGTGGCTATGCCATACCGGACGAATTTAATGCAGACATCATAAAGCTTATCGAAGATTTGTCTTTTGGTTTGCAGGAATGTACAACAATGCCTATGAAACATAGGTTGATGGATATTCCAACCGAGCTTACGAGAGTAGGAACGGCGTATTGGGTCGATGAACTCGGCACCGGTACAGCGTCAAACCCAACATTTGGCAATGCACAGCTTAACGCCAAGAAGTTGTTTGGGCTTACGGACTATATCTCGCAAGAGTTGCTTGATGATAGCGCCGTAGACATAGCCGGGTTGCTTTTACAGCAGTTCGCTTATGGTCAAGCACAGGAAATTGACAACCAGTTGCTTAACGGTACTGGCGCAGTTTTCAGCGGTGTTTTGACAGCAAGTGCAGGTAACTCAATCGTTCTTGACGCTGATGCATTCAGCACGCTTGCAACAACTGACATATCGCTTGCGATGGCGCAGTTGAAAGTACAAGACCTTAACCAAGCGAAGTGGGTGTATAACAAGCTTATACAGCACTATGTTCGTGGGTTGAGTGACGACCAAGGTCGACCAATATTCCAGTTCCCTAATATGAGCGCTCCGGGTTCCATTTACGAAGTGCCTTATATTCAGAGTGAGAACGCCCCGGCAACAACCGGTGCAAGTACCGCTTTCATGGCGCTTGCTAATTGGAAAGCAATTATCATCGGTATAAGAAAACAGGCGATGTCTTTGGACATTGACCCTTATACAGGTTTTAATGCTGACAAAGTAAGATTCCGTATGATACAGAGATACGCTTTTGCGTATGGACGTAGCGGTGCGGTTTGTCGTGTTATAACAGGAGCATAAACGATACTCTCCTTGGGTCTAGGGGGTGGGCGTGTAGCTTGCCCCCAAAACCTTAACCGGAAAAAGGAACCATGAGAAAATACTTGTTGATTGGGTCAGCCCCATACATAAAAGATTGGTACGAGAAAAACGGACTTGCTTTCTTTGAGGCAGGTTTTGAACTTGTAGCCATGAACAATGCGTGGTCAATAGATCGGCACAATGTAACAAGATGGATTCATGGTAACGACTTTCAGCAAAGAGGCACGCTACTGCCTTACCAAGAAGACAAAGAGCGGTGGGCGGAAGTCGAAACAAATAGTCATTTACCGGAGAAACCATATACATATAAATTTATTGGTTCCGGTACCACTATATTAAACTCGCTATGCCACTTGCTTAATACGACAATAGGGAAAGAGGAAAAGTGCATCGTAGCAATAGCCGGTGCCGATTGTATTTATACCGAGGGTGATACGCATTTTTATTGTAAGGAGGGGGCGAAAGACCCCATCAGATTTGGCGAGGGTTGGCTAGTAGGCGAACTCAACCGCATAAAAGGTTTTTACGAAAACGAGGATTGTGAAATTTATAATGTAGGCGGTCAGGAAAGTACCTTACTGCCGTATGAGGCTAAAACCCCGAAGGAGTTAGCAAAATGAAGAAGATAATATTTATACCGACTTGGAAGTGCAATTTAAAATGTGCGTATTGTGATTACAGCACAAAGGAAATTGAGAACAGTAATAACTATATGCTTAAAGCGTTTGACCAAGACATTGAAGTAGGCACCGAGTTAACATGGATGGAGTGGGTTGAAGTGTTTAGCAATATGCCCCCGGTGTTACTTGAAATGACAGGCGGAGAGCCAACCAAATATAAAGACCTGCCAAAGCTATTAAAGCACATGGGTTCCGGTAGCCGGTGGGCGATAACAAGCAATACATTACTTACTGAACAGATAGAGCAAATGCCGGCAGAGAATTGCCTTGCATGGACAGCGAGTTACCATTACCACTCTGATGAAAAGTTCATTGAAAACCTGCGGTTACTCGTAAAGAAAAATATAAACGTGCGTGTAACGATCGTTATAAGCCCCGAAAATTACCAAGTGGGCTTTGAGAAAGTAAAAATGTTTGTTGGCATGGGCATAGGGGTCAACATACACCCAATATTGAAACAGGACTTTGATTGGACAGCAGACCCCGCACATAAAGAGATTTGGAAAGGCATGGAGGCTATGGAGGAAATGGCACCGGGCTTTGTTGTTATGATTAGGGATATATCGGACAGGTGTAAACCTCAACATTACCCAATATGTGACGCCGGCACAGACAAATACAGTATGCTCATGCCGGACGGTATGGTGTACAGGTGTTACAGCCAAATACTTACAGGCACAAACGAGGGTCATGTAATAGACTACAAGGCAAGGAAAAACCCGGAGGCTTGCAGTATGGATTGTATGTTCCCATGCGATAGGCAGGTTGCAAGGGCAACAGAAACGCAGGTGAAATTGCTATGATGAATAAAAACAAAACCCAAAAATATTGGTGCGATACTTGTGGTGTCGTACATGAAATTAAACAGGGGCAACAAAGTGTATGCCCTACTTGTAAAACCCCGATGAAACAAATTCAAGTGGGGATTGTAACTAAA